AGTACAGATAATTACTTGAGATAGATAACTCAGATTGACCACCTATAGCGGTCACTTATTCATTCATTCAAATAGGAGTAAATAGTGGACACTATTATTGTTACCTATACCTCAACAGGAGAGGTTCGTAAATTCCAGGATGCATCTATGATGGTTGCATCCAACGGTGTTATCTTCATCAAGCAAGGCAAGCGAACTGTCTTTGCATCCGGCTCAACTGACATCATTGTAGAGGTGGCATAATGGCCCGTGAAGGATTTGACTTTGGTGCTGAGGTAGCTGCGGCTGGTGGTAAGGTATTCAAAAACCCTGAGCCTGGTGCGCACGACTCCCTCATCACTGCGATTGTACATGTTGGCACTTTTGCTGATGTGTATGTGACCGGACAGAAGAAGGAACCTAAGCCGCCATGTAACTTCGTGCTGGTGCAAACCACATTGTTCAATGAAGATGATAAGAATGATGATGGCTCTCGTATCCAGAAGTGGCAACCTATGCCGCTCAAGTTTGGAGACAAGGCTAACCTGACTAAGTTCATGCAGGCTGTTGACCCTAACCAGAAACTCAGTGGCTTCGATGAAGTAATCGGCACTGCCGTAACCACTGACTGGAAGGCCAACGAATCCAAAGGCAAGAACGAAGATGGTACATGGAAGGCTGTTAACCTTAATGGTTACGCTGGCATGACCGAACGTACTGCCAAGCTGGTTAAAGCTGATGCAGAAGCAGAAGAGATTCACATCATCGGCCACGTTAAGTTCCAGGACATTACTCTGGAAATTCTGGAAGAGATCCCAGGATACCTCATCTCTCAGTATTTCCTGAGTGAAGGTAAGAACGGCGGTAAGAACGAATCCTATGCAGGCTCTGCTGTGGAAGCGATCATCAATGCCAAGCGTGCAGAAGATCCTACCTGGAAAGTTAAGCAGGAATCTGATGAAGATGCTACCACTGGCCAGGCCGGTGATGAGCAGCGTGCAGGTTCTACTGCACAGCAATCCTCTGTACCGGAAGCGCAAGTTCAGGATGCACCGGCAGACCTCGACAACACCCAGGAGTTCTAATGAAAGTAAAATCCGTCCGTATCACGCTGCATTGCGGCTTCGGTCGGGTAGTTGCTGAACCTGTTCAGGTGCATGAAGGTCAGGCCAATGTGTCTGACCTGCACCACTTCGTCCGTGACGGTGTGGCCTGCATTAACTATCTCGACACGCACACCGGTGACCGCATCGGTGACTCTTACCCGCTGGAAACAATCAAGCGGATTCAGACAGTCCTCTGAATAACCACCTAGTATAGAAGAGCAATCATGCTCACTATCTTAAATTTCAATCCATAAAGGAGTACCAATACAATGTCATTTACTATCCTCGCAATCGCAAATAAATCCCTGGTCGCTGGTAAACTGGTTGATGTTAGCAAGTTCCTGGTTGTTGACGAAAACGGCGAGCCTGTGCTGCCTAAGTTCTTCGATACCGAAGTTGAAGCGCAAGCACAGATCGATGGCCTGGGCAACCTGTCCGAAGGCCTGGCGTTCGCTAAGGCTCAGTTCCCTGAGCAAGCTGATAAAGCCCTGAAAGGTAAAGGCCTGCTGATCGCTGCGTACCTGGATTGGATCGCCAATGGCCGTCCGGTTAAGGAAGTTGCAACTGCGGTTGACCCTGAGCCGTCCACTGACACCGAAGAAGAGCCAACGCCTGCTCCGGTAGAAGAAGAGTTCTAAGTTAACTGATCGATCGGCCTGAGGCCACAGCCCATCCAAGGTTTCTTGGGTGGGTTTATTTTCTTTAGGAGTAACTATGCGTGATTATATTGATTCACTGACTGCCGATGTTATTTTTGAAAAGTATAAAAATGCCTTTATCTGCTACCTATTGGATGATGGAGTTGTGGTATACCACGCAGAATGCCCAACACATGAGGTGCAGTTTCTATCCACTAGGATCAGTCATAAAGGTATGGCTGCTACCTTCGGTAACATTACCAAAGATAAATTAAGAAAGGAGTGGCCTGAACAATGTCTGAATTCAGAACTTGGTTTGAGTATGGAGCGGAAGTACGCCCTGACACTAACCTCATCAAATGGAAAACTGTGGGCAACCGAGTCTGCTTACTTGACGGAGATATCCTGCCCTATACGATTGGTTTCATCGTAAAAGAAGTTGACCACCTTAAGGCACAGATGCGGGTTGAGGTAGGTGAGTTCCAGTCTTTGTATGAGACACCAGAGTTTCTTACCTATGCAGACACAATGAACTGTATGCTGAATAGGCTTATCGGTAGCTCAGACTGTGATTGCGCACGCATCTACATGACGGAATCTGCAAACAACTTCCGCATCAATGTAGCGTTCAGCCACCCATATAAGGGTACTCGCCCAACAGAGAAGCCTCCATTCTTTTATGAGCTTCGCCGATACCTGTTGGAAACACAGGATACAATCCTGGCAGATGGTGAGGAGGCAGATGACCTTATGTCCATTGAAGCCTGGGGCATGGCAAGGGAGTTCTGTGAGTACGAAGGTATTGAGGTTGGCAGTGAGGAACATAAGGCCTTCTCTAACTACGTTGTAGTTTCTAAGGACAAGGACTTGATGCAAGTCCCTGGCTGGCACCTTCTGTATAAGGGCAAAGAGTATGAAATGGTTTGGGTAACCAAGCTAGGATTCCTCCGTCCTAAGTACAAAGCTGATGGCTCAATGAAGAAGCTGGAAGGTGGTGGTCTCAAATTCCTGTACGCCCAGATGCTTATGGGTGATGAAGTGGATAACTATAAAGGTCTCCCACTGTGTGGCATGAAGAAGGCTTTCATGTCATTGAAAGATTGTAAGGATGAGCGCGAACTTTATACAGTAACGCTAGCACTTTACAAGAAGAAGTACGGGGATGCATTCCCTGCTGTAAACTACCGTGCCACTAAGTGGTATTTGGATAAATACTTGGAGGCTCACGGTGTGGCACCTGCCGACTATGATCCTCGTATTCCTCCTCTTACTATGACGGCATATCAAATGATGCTTGAGCAAGGAAGACTTGCATTCATGCAGACACGTAAGGGTGAAGTGTGGCGTGATGGCAAAGGCTACTTGCCTATGAGTAAAGGGAGTGACTGGTATGCGGAGGATCTCCGCCGGAGAACTACCGGCAATTAAGAAAGAGTTGATGAAGAAGCAAGGGAACAAGTGTCCAATCTGTGGGCAATCCCTTCTTACTTCACCATCTAAAGACCAGGTGGTTGACCACTGCCATGAGCGCGGCTACATCCGTGCAGTGCTGCATCGTGGTTGCAATGGTACAGAGGGTAAGGTGAGGCAGGTTCTCAAGACCTGGGGCCGGTCTGGCGCAAGTGAGTTGCAGATGATTGCAGCCCTTCGTAACCTGGCCGACTTCTGGGAAACTAACCTGTCTCCACAAACTGAGTACATCCACCCTAAACACTTAACCGGCCCGCAAAGGATGGCACTCGCCAACAAAGAAGCTAGCCGGAAACTACTAAGGAGAAAGCCTTGAAGATTATCGAACAGGAATTAAAAACGCTCATGAAGGAAGGTAAGACCACCAAGGAACTGGCGGCACACTTCAACTGTTCTGAGCGAGCAGTGCATAGCTTCAAGGCTCGGTTGGCCAAGCGTGGCTACTCACCTGAACATGACATGGAACACATTGTACCAGATGGGTTTATGCTACGCGGGCAGTCTACGTACTACAACAAGGACAGCAAGCCTACCCAGCGCTGGGTTAAATCAGCCATCGACCCAGCAAGGCAGGCAGAGCTTATCCAGGAATTCATGGATGGCATTTCATCTGCGGTGCCAAGGGCAGAGCCTGTCACCCAGACAATCCACGGCAATGACAAGCTACTTAACTTCTTCCCATTCACTGACTTCCACTTGGGCATGTTGGCCTGGGGCGAGGAGTGTGGTGAGGATTGGGACATGAAGATTGCGGAAGAGTTAGCAATCAATTGGCTGTCCGAAGCTGTCAAGCTGGCACCTCGTGCAGGTACGGCTGTCCTGGCAAACATGGGTGACTTCCTGCACTGGGACGGCCTGTCTGCTGTCACGCCTGCGTCTGGGCACGTACTTGATGCAGACATTCGCTACACTAAGCTGGTTCGCATCGCACTGCGTGTCATCCGTCGCCTGATCAATATCCTACTGGAAACACATGAGACTGTTCACGTCATCATGGCGGAGGGTAATCACGATGAGGCAAGCTCAGTATGGCTGCGTGAGGGTTTGTCTCTGGTCTATGAGAACGAACCACGTGTGACCTGGGATAAGAGTGCTGACCC